GGTTCCGACACCTAGCGCAAAAAAACGGATTTGGTTCCTTTTGCAAAGCTGACACATGAAAATCGAAACAGTCGACATCAACTCGCTTGCGTTTGACCCGGCTAATTTGCGAAAGCACGGGACGCGCAATATGGACGCGATCAAGGGAAGCCTGCGCAAGTTCGGTCAGCAGAAACCGATTGTCGTTGACGCAAAGGGAATCGTCTTGGCCGGCAACGGAACGCTGCGTGCCGCGCGTGAACTGGGCTGGTCGACGGTCAACGTCGTGCGGACTGAGTTAACCGGGACCGAGGCGACCGCGTTTGCCATTGCCGACAACCGATCCGCGGAGCTGGCTGAATGGGATGAAAAGCTCGGAGAGGTTTTGGCGTCACTGAAAGCCGAGGACTTCCCGATTGAGGAGATCGGTTTTGATGAAAAGGAACTTGCGAAGTTCGGTGGCGAAAAGACGCAGGACGTGGATGCTGAACCGCAAACCGACAAGGCCGAAGAACTGCGCGTAAAATGGGGCGTCGAGCTGGGGCAAGTCTGGCAGCTAAGCGAGCATAAGATTGCCTGCGGTGATTCGACTAGCGCCGAAGTTGTCGAGCGCCTGCTAGGTAATGAGAAACCACATTTGATGGTAACGGATCCGCCATATGGAGTTGAATATGACAGCAGCTGGAGAGAGTCAGCGATGCCAGACAAAAACACGCCGAACGGCGCGAGAGGCAAAGTATCAAACGACGATAAAGCCGACTGGCGGGAAACCTGGGCGCTCTTTCCTGGAGACGTTGCCTATGTTTGGCACTCCTCAAATATGGCGCATATTGTGGCCGAAAGTTTGCTTGCATGCGACATGCAAATACGAGCGCAAATTATCTGGGCTAAACATCAATTTGTAATAGGTCGCGGCGATTATCATTCGCACCATGAGCCATGCTGGTACGCTGTTCGCAAAGGAGCCACTGGTCATTACAATGGCGACCGCACTCAAAGCACGCTGTGGGAAATTGATAAACCAAAGAAAAGCGAGACCGGCCACAGCACGCAGAAACCAGTCGAGTGCATGGAGCGCCCCATCCGAAACAACTCACTTCCCGGAGATCTGGTTTACGAACCGTTCAGCGGAAGCGGAACAACGATCATCGCATGCGAGCGCACTGGCCGCAAGTGCCGCGCAATCGAACTAAATCCGGCTTACGTCGCCATTGCCATCCAGCGCTGGGCTGACGCTACCGGCAAGGAGCCGCGCAAACTGTGAGCGACGATGCGCAATCGTCAGTGGCGATTTACGCGAAGGTAAACCTTGCGAACATCGTCAAGAAGCTGAAAGTGGGAAAGACTCTGAGCGGATCCGAGCGCAAGGCGCTGGACGAGTACGAGGCGCAGCAGGCCGGCACGGAATGGGTCAAGGACGTGTCGGCGTTGGCGCGCGAACTTGGACTGTCGCGGCAAACCGTTTATGAAGCGCGTAATCGTTTCCCGAACGATGCGCCGGCAAAGCATCCAGACGGGAAGAAGGAGAACCTGGACGCCTGGAGGAAGTTTTGCGCTGACAAACTAATTGGCAAAGATGTTGCAACTAAGACACTGGCCGATCTAAAGGCCGAGTTGATGCGCGAGCAAATCGAGCTGGCGCGCGCGAAGAATCGACGGGAGGGTGGCGCGGTGATTGACCGCGAGACCGTCGAGGAAGCCATTGCGCTGATCGGGCAGAAGTGGGATCTGCTCTTGCGGCTCAAGCTGGAAGTCGAGCTAGGTCCGCGCGTGGCTGGCAAGAGCGCAGCCGAGTCGAACGTCGAAGGCTCGCGCATCTTGGACGAGATCCGCGAGGTCGTGAACGCTGGTCTAGCTCGCTTTCAGGCGGACGTGGTCAAGCAGTCGAGGGGGCGAGACGACGACGAATGACGCAGCCCGACACACCTCTCACCGTGGCCGGTGCCTATCTTTGATGCGTTGGACGGTCCGAAGAACCGAAGCGATTGTTTGAAATAGTGCTTGCAATCAATCAAAACGTGATTATGGTCTTGGGCATGAACTCTAACAACGCAATGAACGCCGTCCGCAATGCTCTTGAAATCTACGCCGCATCTTTGGGTGTCACCTTCACCGAGGCCGTGAGCCTTTTTAAAACCGACCAAAGCGCCCGCGAGTGCATCGAACTCCTTGTTTTGGCTCAGGCCGATAAACAAGGGCTGCGCAACATGGGTTGCGCGCTATGACCGCCGGCGGCAAACGCCGCGGCGCGGGCCGCAAGCCGCTCGCGCCTGACCAACGCGCCGTCGGCGTGACGGTGCGCGTGCGTCCTGAAGTCGCCAAGCGGTTTTGCGCGTGGTGCAAAGCTCGCGGAATAAGTCAAAGCGAAGCGTTTGCAAATTGGGTAAAGCGTTCGATGTGATGACCCAGCCCGACACGCTCGCAAACAGGTTGCGCCTACCCGCACCCGACCGCGCGCCAATCTACGACTGGGCGCGAAGGAACGTGCAGCTGCCGGAGAGCTACGCCACGCCAGGACCGTTCAACGTGCGGCTGTCGCCGTGGCTAGTGCCTATCTTTGAGGCGTTGCAGAATCCGCTGATCCGGCGCGTCCACTTTAGGAAAGCGGTGCAGATTGGCGGCACGCTGGTCGCTGACGTGTGGCTGCCGTGGATCATCGCGAACGATCCGGGACCAATCAGCTGGACGATGCAGACCGACGACATGGTGGAGCGGCACGCAAAGACGCGGCTGTGGCCTCTGCTTGAGCGTTGCCGGCCGGTGGCTGCCATGCTGCCGAAACCGGGACCGCACCGCACGACGACCGAGATTTACTTCGGCGGCTTCTTCCTGACCTTAAACGCTGCCAATCTGTCCACGCAGCAATCGCAGTCGATCCGCTATAAAATCAACGACGAGATATGGCTGCCGCGCTGGCAGGACACTTACGGCCACGCCATCGCGCGCGTGAGTAAGTTTGAGGAGGTCGGGCGCTCAAAGGTTTACAACGTGTCGCAGGCTCCGATCATGGACGAGCAGACCGGCAACGTGGAGCACGCGAGCTACACTTCGGGCAATCAGCAGGAGTGGCACGCAGAGTGTCCCAGCTGCCACAAGCCGCACATCATCGCGTTCGATCAGAAAGACGGAACGAATCGCGCCGGCGTAGTCTGGGACCGAGCAGCCAAGCGCGACGACAACTCGTGGGACGTGGCGCGCGCGGTGGAGTCGTGCCGCTTCCGCTGCATCCATTGCGGCCATGAGTCGAGCGACTCTGATGCTACGCGCGAGGCCTGGAAGAAGTCCGGCCACTATGTGCCGCAGCGACCGGACGCCACGGCAGAGGTCCAATCCTTTCGCATCGAAGCGCTAGTCTCGCGTCCTATGCGCCTGCTAGTGGAGGACTGGTGCGAGGCCGAGAACCATTCACTGAGGACCGGCGACGATCAGATGCGCATCGACTTTCGAACGAAGCGCGAGGCCAAGCCGTGGCTCGTTACGAAGAAAACGATAAACCTTTTCTTGAAGGATTCCGGCTACACGACGGCACAGTACCGAGCCGGCGAGAAGATCGACAACGAGGTCATCCGGTTCATGGCACTTGACCGCCAGCTAGATCATTGGTGGGTCGAGATCGGCGCATTCAGCACGGCCACGGGTCCGCGCTATCGCCAGCTTTGGTTCGGCCGCATCGACACGCGGGACCAGCTGCGCGAGATGCAGCGCATCTATCAAGTGCCGGATGCGTGCGTGGCGCAGGACAGAGGCTACCGGCCGAGCGATGTCGACCGCGACTGCGCCGAGTTTGGCTGGCGAGGAATGCGTGGCTATGGTCGCAAGACTTGGACAATGCGCGACGAGCACAGCGACAAGCTGGTTAACTTCCCATTCTCTGAGCCGCGCGTAAGTGACTACCGCGGAGGCGATGTCTTTTTTTACGAGTGGTCTGGTGACTACTTCAAGGACACGCTAGCGGTGGCGCTCGATGGCAAGGGCGATCTGAAGTGGGAAATTCCCACCGATGCGAACCCGCTCTACCTTGAGCACCTCAAGGGCGAGTCGAAGGTAGAGGTCCGATCCGGCGTTTGGGAGTGGCGCGAGGTGCGCAGCAACGCACCGAACCACGGCCTAGACACTTCGGCCATGCTGCTTTGTATGGCGACCATTGCCGGCGTCATCCGGTACACGCCGCCTCCGGATAAGTCGGATTAACGCTAGCGCGTCCGACCGTCAAAAGGTTGGACAGTTGCCGCTTTTACATGGGCAACGATAATCCGTTTGAAGGACTGGACAGCGCGACGTTGGCAACGCTGAAGACCGAGACCATTGCAGCCATCCGCGCGGTGCTGGTGAATTCGTCCTACAGCCTCAACGGCAAGAGCGTGACCCGTGCGGATTTGACCCGCCTCAACATTATGCTCGGTCAGATCCAGTCGGCCATCGACTATCAAGCCGGCACGACGACCGACCAGACTTTCGTTTCTTTTAACGGCAACTAACATGGACTTCGACGCTTCAAAGGTCATCAGTTCCGCGCCTTGGTATGACAAGGCCATCTCGGCCATCGCTCCGGCCTGGGGCTTGAAGCGCTTGGAGTCGCGCGTGCAGGCTGCGCTCTTCAACTACAACGCGGCGACGACCAATCGGCTTTACGCGCCAAAGCAGTACGGTCTGCCGAGCGAGTCATCGACGACGGTGCGCGACCGCATTGTGATGATGTGGGAAAGCCGCGACCTCGTGGAGAACTTTCCAGAGGCGCGCGAGATCAGCCGCAAGTTTGGCAACTACCTGACGCCCCATGAGTACAGCCCGACGACAGGTGACCGCGACTACAACGCCATCGTTGCGGATTACTTCCACGAGTGGTGCAAGACGTGCGACGTGACCGGCCGGCATACTTTCAAGAAACTTATCCAGCTGGCGGCAGAGCAGCGCCCGGTTGACGGCGACTGTGGCTTCGTCATTCGACGCGTCGATGGCGAACTGAAGATTCAGCTGGTGCCTGGAACGCGCATCGGCAATCCGAATATGCTCGGCTCAGAGCCGAACAACTATTTCCAAGGAGTGTTCACGAATGAGTTCGGTCGGCCCGTTGCCTATCGCATCTTCCGCGTGACGCGCGAGGGAGTCTATTATGATCCAGAAGACATCGAAGCTCAGTTTTTCTGTCATTACTTTGATCCGTTCCGCGTGGACCAATACCGTGGAATCACTGACTTCCATGCTGCGATCCGCACGGCTCGGATGCTATACGAGATTCTCGAAGCTGAAAAGGTTGGCGTCCGCTTTGCTAGTCAGCAAGCCGCCCTCGTATTTTCCGACCGAGGAACTGCCAACCCACGAAACCTGTTTACGCCTAATCCGGCGCAAACGCTCGCGAACGGGCAAACGCAGAAAAACGAGGAATCGCAAATAGGGCAGATCCGCTACTTCGGGACTGCCGACAAGGTCGAGGTGATGCCTTCGCGACCGAGTGCTGCGTTCGAAGGATTTGTGCAGCACCTGATGCATGAGATCGCAATCGGCGTCGGTATTCCGGAGGGCGTTTTGTTCGGCACGCAGAACTACAAGGGACCGAGCGTTCGTGCGGACTTTGCCGCGGCGGACCGCGTGTTCACTCGCCATCAAGGGATCTTGCAGGACAAGGTGCTCGATCCGATCAAGAACCAAGTGATTCTCGACGCCATTGCGCGTGACTTGATTCCACCTCCGCCGCGCCGTGATGGCGAGACGGTGGTGCAGGCGATGAAGCGTGCGACCCGCGGTGAGTGGCGCTTTCCGGCCAAGCTCACGATTGACATCGGCCGCGAGTCCGCAGCCAACCTCAACGAGAACCGGCAGGGCGCGAAGTCGTTGCAGGAGATCGCAGCCGAGGAGGGGACTGATGCGTTCGGTCGTCTTGAGCAGATCGCCATTGAGGCGTCGTTCGTGTCTGAACTGGCGCAGCGCTACAACGTGCCGGAGACCTCAATTCGTATGGTTACGCAGCAGCTGCCGGCTAATCCGGCGATGGCGGCCGCTCTCGGTGATAACGTCACGCAGAGTGCAGTTGATGCGACCAACGCTACGCAGAAGCAGCCGGCACAAGATGCGCCGCCTGAGAATGACGCCGAGCTATCCGACAACCGCATCGTCATCGACTTCGCAGAGGATGGCTATGTTCCAAACGAGTCAATGGTCGCCAATGCCAAGCGCGCGCTGGAGGTCCGCGAGTCTAAGCCGGCCAGCCAGCGCGGCATGACCTCGGTGGGCATCGCTCGCGCGCGAGACATCATTAACAAGCGTGCGCTCTCCGAGGACACGGTGCGCCGCATGAAGGCTTACTTCGACCGTCACGAAGTCGACAAGAAGGGCGCGACCTGGGACCAGCAGGGGAAGGGGTGGCAGGCTTGGTACGGCTGGGGGGGGGACGCCGGCCAGACGTGGGCCAACGCTATTGTCGAGCGGCTGAACCGTCGCGAGGCTGGAGACGCTACCGAAAAGGTGCGCCTTAATTCTGCGGTCGAGGCTGACTTTGCTACGCGCAAATTGAGCAGCAAGGACTGGCTCGCTTCGCTGGCATCCTATCGTCGAGAACTGGAAAAGAAAAAGGAGTTCATTCTCCCGACGCTTGGTGCTGGTGAAAAGAGCGAGGACTTCCTTGCGCGCTGCATGGGTGACGCCACGATGGCCGCAGAGTTTCCGGATGAGTCGCAGCGCTACGCGGTCTGCCAGCGCCAACTGAACCCGAAAGCTTAATTCATGGACACGCAAAAGCAGATCGACCACCTGATCGACCTGGCGATCGAGCAGCGCGAGGAAATCGCGCGCATCGTCAATTCGCTGCCTGAGCTGCGCAATCAGTTGCGCGACGAGGTGGCGCTGGCGCTTGAGGAAGTCGAGCCGCACCTGCGCGATGCGCTGGCGGTCATGGCTGGCGACGAGGTGAAGGCGCTTGAGGGCAAGCTGTCGTCAGAGGTCAAGCAACTCCTGAGCCGTCTTGAGTTGGCGGCTGGCGCAAAGTACACGGCGCTCATGCAGGAGCGCGAGAAGAACGCGCATTTGCTGGAGGTGGCGGAGCAGCGAATCATTTTGGCTACCGCTGAACTGCCGGAGACGGTCACGCGGATTCTCGATGAGCAGATCAAAGCGCGCGAGGAGTTTGCTGCGCCGCGGACGCTCACGCCGCTCGGCAAGTGGAAGGCCGGCGAATATGAGACGCTCGATGTCGTTTCGATTAACGGTGATTCCTACATTGCGAACCGTGCGACGCGGGAGAAGCCGAGCCGGTCAGCAAAGGACT